GTGTGTGGGGTTTGGGGGTGGGGGGGGGGGGGGGGGGGGGGGGCTTCGCACCCCCGCGTCCCGTGATGGGCATACACCCCGTTCCGCGAAAATCTCAAAAGCTCAGTCAACCTTTACTTGAGTGAGGCTCATACCCCCTCGCCAGGGATCGCCAGTGGAGGCACCCACCTTCACACCCTTTGAATTTAGTTGCAAAAAAGGTGGGTGCCGTCCAAACCCGCCTACGAGCTGGTGTTTTTGGCCAATGCACCCACCCTTCCACCTTTTCTTCTTTTTTTCTAAGGGAAAAAAATATATATATAAATATATAAATAAAGGGGGTGTTTTATATGCTCCGCCAGAAACTCAAATTTCGCAAAAAAGGTGGAAGGGTGGGTGCATTGGCAAAATAACGACGCAATTCCAGTGGCTTAAAGACACCCACCCTTTGTACCACCCTTTGGCCGATCTCAAAGGGTGGGTGCCTTCGACGTAAAACTCCCATTCCGCTTGCATTCACCACCTGGCGCGTCTACAACACCACCGAAACTTGAGAGGACAACGCCGCGTGAGCGATCCGTTCGACAGTATTATGATCCCCGACTTCGATGCGCCTCCGGCGCCAGTGAGTTCGCGTAAGCCGAAAGCAAAATCGAAACCTGTACAGAAACCAGTACAGGAGATTGTCGAAGACGCCGACCCATTGCCTCTGCTCAAAGACGCGAAACCTGTCCTGGCGCCGAACCCCCACCAGCCCCGCGACTTAGTCGACGACGCCGGTCGGGTGTACGCCCTGCCGAAAGTGGATCTCAGCGAAGTCGAGATGATGGCCAGCGTCGGCATGACGACGAAGCAGATCGCCGATGCGCTCAAGCTACCGCCGACCACGTTTGGCAAGCTCGTCAAGAATGACCCCACCGTGCAGGAGGCCATAGACCGTGGCACATCCCGCGGTATCAAGATGGTCACCGACAGCCTTTTCCAGAACGCGCTGAAGGGGAATGTGGCAGCGCAGATCTTTTTCCTCAAGAACAAGGGGGGTTGGGCTGATCGGCAAGAGCTTGACCAGCGGTTGCAAGTCGATACAAAGATGAATTTCGAAGACGCGGTCGAAGCGTTGAAGGCGGCGGGCATCGACCCGTCAAAAATCTAGAAAGAAGCACATGGCAGATAACGACGACGAATTCCCCGACAACGTAGTGGCGTTCCAACCCCGTGCCTCCGGCACCCAGAAGGTGACGGACTTGCTGTTGGAGGACTGCATCGGTCGCTTCGACGAAGTTGTGGTGCTGGGCTTGACCGACGACGGTGAACTGGAGATCAGCAGCAACGTCGAGGGCGGCGCGGCTGCGTTGTACGAGGCGATAGCCGAGGCGGCAACGCAGATGGCGCTCGTCCACATCAACATGGCCTACCAAGGCGTTCGCCATTGACCGACACGCACGACGAGAACTTCAAGCCTGACTTGACGGCAATCGCCAACGAGGACGCTGTCGCACAGGCGCAGATCGCGGCTGTTGCGGAAGAGGAGAAGGCTGTCGCTCTCGCGGAGGCGATCCGCGTCATCCGCGCCCACAAGAAGAAGAACAAGCTTGAGTTCTTCACGGCGTACAAATGGCAGATGCAGTTCTACGAGGCCGGCACTCGCTCAAAGCAGCGGGCGCTGATGGCCGCGAACCGTGTCGGCAAGTCCTACAGCGCGGCCTACGAGATGGCCTGCCACCTCACTGGCAAATATCCCGACTGGTGGCCAGGCATCAAGTTTCACCGGCCCATCAACGCATGGGCGATGGGGGTGACGGGCGAGCAGATGCGCGACGTGATCCAGAAAGAGCTATTCGGGACGCTGAACGGGCGGATCTTTGACGGCGGGTTCATTTTGCCCGACGAAGTACGCAGCATCGTTCCAGCCGCAGGCACACCACGCTTGGCGAAGGACGTCTACATCTGGCACCAGAGCGGGGGCTACTCCTGCTTGAGCCATAAATCGTACTCACAGGGCCAAGCGCCGCTGATGGGAAGCTCCATCGACATCGCGTGGATCGACGAAGAGCCGACAGACCCAGAAATCTACCCACAGGTGCTGACCCGTACCGCCACCGGCAACGATGGCAGGGGCGGCTACGTCCTTTTGACGTTCACACCGGAAAACGGGATGACCGAACTGGTTGGCCAGTTCATGGAGAGCCTCAAAGAGGGGCAGTATCTGCAAAACGTGACGTGGGACGAGGCAGATCACCTCGACGACGACACAAAACGCCAACTTTTGGCGGCAATTCCTGACTATCAGCGGGAAATGCGGTCGAAAGGCATCCCCGTACTGGGTGAGGGCATGGTTTTCCCCGTCGCCGAAGAGGCGATCAAGGTCGACCCGTTCGAAATACCGCAGCACTTCAAGATCTGCTGCGCCATCGACTTCGGCATCAGCCATCCCACAGCAGTGGCGTGGACGGCGTATGACGCAGATCGGGACATCATCTACCTCTACGACTCATACAAGCGCGCTGGAGAGATCCCAGCGGTCCACAGCGCCATGATTCGGTCCAAGGGGCCGGCGATACCGCTGATCTATCCACACGATGGCGACAACCGCGACAAAGGCTCCGGCAACACGATGGCAGACCTCTACCGCGAGGCCGGAATGAACGTCGTGGCGCGGTTCACCAACGCAGACGGCTCAAACTTCGTCGAGCCAGGCATCATGGAGATGCTAGAGCGGATGCGGACTGGCCGGCTCAAGGTATTTGCCGATCAGAAGGATTTCTTCGACGAATTTCGTCGGTATCACCGCAAGCAGGGCAAGATCGTGAAGGAACATGACGATCTACTTGACGCAGTGCGATATGCAGCCTTGTCAGTGCAGCGTTTTGGTGTATCAAAAGCTGAATTGAAGATGCCAGAGGTGTACGGGCGGAGCTACGTCTCAAACACACCGGATTGGGACATTTGACCATGAAGCACTGTTCGAAATGCAAGACGAATCGCGATGTCGCTGAGTTCTACAAGAACGTAAAGATGCGCGATGGGTTGTCGAACTACTGCAAAGCCTGCCAGCGCGCAGCCAACACTTCTTGGCGGGACCGCAACCGCGACAAGCATCTCGGCATGGTTAAGGATTGGTACGAGCGCAACAAAGAAGATTATTTGGAAAAGCGTCGGCAGACGTATCGCGACAATCCAGCGCCTGTTGCCGAACGAACCGCCATATACAAAAAGAAAAACCTAGGCAAGATAAATGCGAGAGGCGCCAAACGGCGCGCCGGCGCCAGGCAAAGGGCGTGTTTGATGACACCCGCCGATGAGCAGAAGATTAAAGCTCTTTACGGTTTTGCTCGGTATTTAACCGAAAAATTCGCCACCCCTTACCACGTCGACCACATCATCCCCTTAAATGGTAAAACGTGTAGTGGGCTGCACGTACCTGACAACTTGAGGGTTATTCGCGCCCGATTAAATCTTTCCAAAGGTGCGAAGATAGACTATGAGCTAGTGCCAGAAGCTTTTCGCACTGAGGATTGGGACGTTAATGCCGGAAATTAAAGATACGCCGCTTGAAGAAAGCGAACTGCTGTCCCTTCTGGAGCGCAACCTCGACGCCGCCGACACCTACACCGAAAGTTTAGTTGGTGAGCAGCGCGATAAGAGCCACCGCTTTTATTTCGGAGAACCGATGGGGAACGAAAAACCTGGTCGCAGCCAGCACGTTTCCCGCGACGTCTTTGACGCGGTCGAGTCTACCAAGGCACTGTTGATCGATACCTTCACCGCCGACCGGCGCGTGGTCGAGTTTACACCAGAGACGAATGAAGACATTGAGGCCGCGCGGCAGGCTACGGAGTTCGTCAATTATCTCTTCTACCGTCAGAACAACGGCTTCAAGATCCTGCAAGACACCCTGCACGATGGCCTCGTCAGCAAACTGGGCGTCGTGAAGCGTTGGTGGGACACCCGCTACACCTATGTGCAGGAAGAGTTCGCCGATCTGGACGAAGCGCAGTTCGTGATGATGGCGCAAGACCCAGAGGTCGAAATCACCACTCTCGACCAGACCGTCGTCCAGCCGGAGATGGTTGACCCGATGACAGGCATGGTCGTTATGCCCGCCGTTACAACCTATACTGGTGAACTCAAGCGCCGCATCAACAAAAGCCAAGTCCGCGTTGACAATCTGGAGCCAGAAAAACTCTACATCAGTCCTCGCGCCAAGTCGTTGGAAGACACCGACTTCGTCTCGTACCGCTACGAGAAGGAAATCGGCGAGCTTTTGGAAGACGGCTACGACGAAGAGAAGGTCGAAGAGCTTGACGAAGAATTGGATACTTACCGCGACTCGACACTGGGACGCGACAGCTACGACGAGTTCTCCGCCGAGACAAGTATGCGGGACGATCACCCGAACCGCAGCTATGTGACGATCTACGAGAGCTACATCCGCATTTACGACCCAGAGGTCGAATCGCGCTGCACCTACAAGGTGGTTCACTCACGTCGCACTTTGCTTGACATGGAGAAGGTCGAAAGCCACCCGTTTCGCGGCTGGTGTCCTTTCCCGATCCCGCACAAGGCCATTGGCCTGTCGCTCGCCGACGTGACAATGGACATCCAGAAGTCGCAGTCGACGCTGAAGCGGTCTGTCATCGATAACGCCTGGCTGACCAACACCAGCCGCTGGGTGGCCAACCTGTCGCTGGTCCGCAACCCGCGCGACCTCATCGACAACAAGATTGGCGCCGTGATCGACGTCAATGCGATGGACCCGTCGTCTGTCGTGCAGCCACTGGCCACGCCACAGATCAGCGCCAACATCTTCACGACGATGGAGTTGCTGGAGCAGGAGAAGGAAGCGCGTTCAGGCTCCAGCCGTATGTCGAAGGGCATGGACAGCGATGTCGTGTCGAAGCAGAACAGCAGCGACCTGATTACGCGGTACATGAACGCCAGCAACCGTCGCACGATGGTCATGGCGCGTAACTTCGCCGAGAGCTTCCTGAAACCGCTGATGTTCGATCTCTACCGTTTGGCGATTGAGAACGACACGCAGCCACGCATGATCCAGTTGAGCGGCAAATATGTGCCAATCGACCCCAAGCAGCTTCGCGAACGCACTGAGATGGATGTGGCCGTGGCGCTGACGCCAGAC